CCTCGTTACTAATTCCAGTCTGGCTCATAAGGAATCGAGCCCTTTGATTGAGAATATCTTTTTGGTTATCATCTAATGGTTTTGGATTTTTATAAACTAGGTGACAAAATATCATGTCTATTTCTGCATCATCTGCTATTACCCTATTCTCTCTCCAATGAATCTGCTGAGTACCTGCAAATATTAAAGCCTGATTATCTTCTAAGTAAAAGGCTTCATTTTCAACCACTACTGCCCATGGCTCAGAGGCTTTCAACTGTATGTCAAAGGTTATCCTTTGCGACTCTCTATTATCATAGTGTGGAAAAAGTTTACATACATAACCAAACTTTGGAGAGTATCTAGCAAAAGAATAGTCGTAGTCAAGCACTACACCATCTCCAACAATTTCTTGTGCAACCTTGGTTATTCTATCTTCAATTTCTTTTGAAAATCTTATATCCCAAACCTTGTGTCCTGCCCATGGCTGAACCCTAGTTTCTGACTCTGGTGTAGCTTGCACCTTAGAGTAAATTTCTTCGATGTGTTCTGGCAACAATACATTGCTTGCTACGCTTACAGTAAAATCTTGATTGCTAACTGCTGGCTGAGAGTTTACTAGATCCTGGTATGTTGTCATAAATTAATTATACACCATCGATCAGCTGTTCCAAAATTGACATTTCTATGACAGCTAATCTAGTTTTTATTCCTGAATCACCAATTACAACAACAATTGCTGGATCATTACCATTACGTATAGCATCCGTAGTGGCTTTAGCCCACACCTCTTTATTTAACGTAAAGCTTTTTCCAACTTCTTTAAAGTCAATAGTGAAGTTTTCCCAAGATGCATCACCCTTATGAGTTCCTCTTCCAGAGTTCTTGTGCTGTTTTGCACCAATTCTTTTACTCTCGCTCTTCTCGCTCATAGTCTTTCTTTGTTTTTTTAGTATTCAGGTCTACCCTGCTCATATGTTTTTCTGAACACATCCAAGTTAGCTCTTTGCTTTCTGGATATGATCTTAGTGATGTAACCTCAGAGCCGCATTCCTGACATCTGAACTTACCGTGATATACACTATACTTCGCCATTTACCTTAGCCTTAATACTATCCTGAAGATCTAGATCTTCTCTTACACGATTAACAAATGCATCTCTACCCTGGACCTTAGAACCGTCTGGAAGGATATACCAGGCTCCTGTACGCTCTACAATGCCCATCATCTCCGCAGTATCAACTAGGTCTCCGACGCTGTCTATTCCAAGCAGGGGGCCCCTAAAGTAGAAGTCATACTCACCAGACTGGAACGCAGGAGAGGTCTTTGAGAATTGAACTTCCCAGCGTACCTTGCGGCCAACCTTTTCTTCAATAAGCTTATCTCCAACCGCAATCTTACCCTTAATAGCCTGGTTATCTGACTCGGAACTAAATAGTTTAATTACTGTTGATGAGTAAAACTTGGTTGCCTGTCCGCCCGATGGCTGTTGGCTTGTGTACATAGCACTGATATTGTTGCGGCTTTGACTGATCAATACGAGCATGGTTGGCTTAACCTTGTTGTTGGCATAGTTAAGCATCTTCCATGCATTACTGAAGTCTCTAGACTCTGCACCAATTTGCTTTGTATTCTCAAGTTCTTTTAGCTCATCTGTACCTTTCTCAAAGTAGATTGCAGGTAGCAGCGATGTAATTGAGTCTATAACAATAATATCAACTCCAGCATTCATCAGTGCTGTCCCAACATCAACCATCTCATTAATAGTACGTGCTTGTGATACGATAAGCTTGTCTGTATCTACACCAAGATTTTTAGCCCACTCTTCAGAGTATGACATCTCGGCATCGATCCAGGCACAAAGCTTACCCTCTGCCTGAGCGTCTCCAATCATCTGAAGACATAGTGATGACTTTGCGGATGACTTGCTTCCCCAAATAAGTACCTGACGACCTAGTGGCAGTCCACCGTTAAGTGCACGGTTTAAGCCATGGCTAGGTGTCTTCTGATACTCGGTCTTGAAACCAACTCCATTAGATAGACGCTTACGTATGCGTGGGTCTAAGGCCGCTAGGGCCTCTTCCATTGTAGTCATTAAATACTCTCCTCTACAAGCTTTGCTAGTTTGGACGGGTTAAAGCCTGCCCAAGAATCATTATCAGTAATAACTACTGGAGCAGCCTTAAAGCCCAAGGATATGATCTTGTCAAAAGCCTCTTGATCCTCTGTGATATCTACGGTAGAGTAGTCAATCTTGCTCTTATCCAGAAATCTTTTTGTCTGGTCGCACTGAACGCACGACGGTTTTGTGTATACGGTTATTGCCATTTTATTGCTCCATTTCTTATTTAGTTATTAAACACTTTCGACATCTTCCATGATGACGGTGCCATCCTTAGTCTGTCCAAACTTAAAGTTATATGCATTACCCTCTTCAATTTTCATGTATGCCTTAGCAAAAGAGGTTGGGAATACTGTTACAGAATGTAGGTCACGATCTGTATCTGCTACGACCAATGATGCCATCTTTTTGCCAGCCTTTGTAATGCGTGGCTTAAATGATACCACAAATTTTTCATCATCTTTATAAGGCAACATTCTATAATTCAAGAACTTTAGGAATCCAGCTGTAGAGGTCTTAATCTCATCTACTGGAACTGCAGAAACAATCCTGTTATCACTTGCAAGAAGAATGTAGGTGCGTCCTGCCTCAATCTTAGTATCTTCTTCATCAAAGATTCCTACCGATCCAGTCTTGTCTAGAATCTCTACACGACTCCACCCCTTGCCACGCTTAATGCCCTTGACCATTCCCATGAGAATAAAAGAACCCTTCTCTTCGAACTCTTCTACGTCATTAATAAAGGCATGATAGTGTGCTGGAACAGACATGTTAAATTCTGGCAAGTTTAGATACTCATAAAGATTTTCTCTAATCTCCTCGTCATTACGTGGATTATCCTCAAACGTTGCTGCACCAATTGCACGAAGTGCTTGTAGTGCACGACTATTAACACCGCTACCCTTGGTAAATGTAAACTCTTCTAGCTCTGCGTAAGAGTTAAAAGGACGTGCTGCCATGTACTTCTGTGCAATATTGTCAGAAATGTACTTGATTGCAGATAGTCCGAATCGGATGCCCTTGCCCTCAATCTTGAAATCAATATCTGAATCATTAATGTGTGGCAACTTAATTGAGATACCCATACGATTAGCTTCGATTAGATACTCTGTACGAGCGTCCTTATCTTTTTCATTCTTTAATAGTGAGTACATAAACTCAATTGGGTAATAGTACTTTAGCCAAGCGGTCCAGTATGAAAGGGTCGAATAGGCCACAGCGTGTGACTTATTGAAAGAGTACCCAGCGTGAGCCTCAAAGTCCGTCCAGAGGTCTTCTGCGGCTTCTGGGCGTAGGAATCTAGACGCTCCCTTAACGAACTGATCACGATATGCGTCAAATTCACGGGCATCCTTCTTTTTACCAATAATCTTACGAACCTTGTCAGCTTCTGCCATGGTCATGCCACCCAATTCGGTACAGGCCTGCATAACCTGTTCCTGGTATAGAATACAGCCATAGGTCTCAGCAGTAAATGCCTTCATAACCTGGTGGTGATAGGAGATGTTCTGCTTTCCATGCTTACGAGCGATATAATCTTTACCAATGGTGTTTGCAGCACCTGGACGCACCAGAGCGTTAGATGCAGCAAGCTCTGCAAAGTTTTTAACACCCATCTTAACCAATAGGTTGGTATATGGAGTCGCTTCACATTGGAACACACCCTTAGTATATCCTTCAGATAGCATCTTATAGATATTTGCATCTTCCATATTAACCTTAAGTAGGTCAATACGCTTTCCGCCTTCACGTTCCTGAATAATCTTTAGAGTATCCTGAAGTACTGACAAAGTCTTTAGACCAAGTGCATCAATCTTAATTAGACCAATACGTTCTGCCTCTGTCATGTCTACCGCCACAACTGGGATACGTTCCTGTGAGCCTGGAGCAGTACGAGTTTCTAGTGGAGCAAACTTAAAGATAGGCTCCTTAGAAGTTACAACACCAGCAGCGTGAATACCTGTACCACGAATACGTCCACGAAGCTGCTCTCCGTAAAGTTCAATCTCTGGATACTTTTGACGGAAATCCTCTGTAGACTTTGACATGCAATATTCATCCCATGTATCCACAAGTTTTAGGACTTTGTTAACGTCAGCTAGTGGGATATTTAGAACACGTGCAATGTCACGTACAACACCCTTGTCTTTAAATTCTAGGAATGTTGCAATAGATGCTACGTGACGATACTGACGTACCAAATAATCCTTAACTTCTTCACGACGTGAGTCCTGAATGTCTGTATCAATATCTGGGAAGTCATTACGCTCTGGATTAATAAAGCGGAAGAACAGCAGGCCGTGTTGAATTGGATCAATATCTGTAATGCCCAAAGCATAGCAGAGTAGTGATCCTGCAGCAGAACCACGTCCTGGCCCAACCATGATGTCTTCCTTTTTAGCCCACGCAATCATAGAGCGTACGACTAGGAAGTATGGACCAAAGTTTTTATCCTTAATTACTTGAAGTTCTTCATTAAGACGTGCCATGTATTCGTCGTTATATACACCACGATCCTTTAGGCCAGCTACGGCTAACTCTAGGAGTTCTGCATCTGGATCCTGATACTGAACAGGAAGTAGATCCTGGTGATCTTTAATATCATACTCACCAATCTTCTCCACAATCTCTAGTGTGCTCTGATACATGTCCTCACGATCAATACCCTGTGCTTTCATAGCATTGTGCATCTCTTCATCAGATAATAGGTGAATCTCAAACTTATTAAATGACATCTGTCGGTCTTCGCCATATAGATAGTCGAGCTTGTCCATTAGGTTGTCATACTCTAGGGAACCCTCGTAGGTTGACTCCTTGTCTACCTTGTTTGAGTAAGAGTTAAGGATTAGCTTTAGCTCTTGAATCTCTTTCTGCTTTGGGTCTGAGTGGTGACAGTCTGGTGTAACTACTGGCTTCACCCCAAATTCATCAGCAAGGTCTAGCAATAGCTTGTTTACTTCTGCTGGGTTGTGTGGCATTACCTCGATGTAGTAGTCGTCTCCAAATGTCTTCTTGGCCCACTGAATGTGCTCTTTAGCAACAGCAAGATTTTCTGCCTCAATAGCCTTTGCTAGGAATCCTGACAGACATCCAGAAGTTACAATAAGGCCTTCCTTATACTGCTCTAGGATTTGCCAGTCAATGCGTGGCTTCTTGTAAAAGCCCTCAGTCCAAGCAAGTTCGTTTAACTTGTTAAGGTTTTCTAGACCAACGGAATTCTTGGCTAGGATGATCAAGTGGTTATAGTTTAGATCAAGTAGGTCGTTCTTTTCCTTCTTGTCTGTATGATCTAGTCGATCTTTAGTGATGTACCCCTCAATACCAAGAATTGGCTTGATGCCTGCCTCTTTGGCGGCACGATACATCTCACGGTGGCCAGATAGCGAACCGTGGTCTGTGATTGCGATAGCTGGCATTCCCAGCTCTACGGCACGGTCCACATATTCTTGTGGTGTTGCAATTCCGTCAAATAGCGAGTAGTGTGTGTGGACGTGTAGACCAGCGTAACTCATTTATATCCTTTGTTTGTTTTATTTAATGTGTAAAGATTATGACATAGATTTTACACGTTGTCAATACGTGTAAGGCAAATGGGGGTACCGTTTATAGATACCCCCACAGCCCTAGTGATTACCAATCAGTGTTGGTAGATGTGATAGATGATGGACCATCAAATCCAAAGTAGAATGCTTCCTGCTCTGAATAAGGAACTTCACGAACAACCTTCTCTAGGTTAAAGAATTCGTGCTCCCCCCACTTGAATGGCTCTGTATCTGGCTTGCTTGGTAGCAATGTGTAGTTGGTCTCAGTTCCCTGACCATTACGCTTTAGCTTCCACTCTAGGTTAGAGATAGAGCCAGTGTCTAGTGCGTACTCACGGATGTTATTAAAAGCTGACTGCTTTGAAATACCCTGTGACCATACAGCAATGTATGGATCCTCTGTGCCATCGTCTACTAGCACGTTGCAGTAGAAGCGTAGGCGTGAACGCCAACCTGACTTAGGCTCCTTGCGAGCCATCTCACAACCAAAGCAACGACCCTCTGAGTCAACAGTACATGCTGCCTTACGCTTAAAGTCCTTTGGATTTGTGTGCTCTGAAATAACTACAGAAAGACCACGGTCTTCCGAATAGCTTGCTGAATCTGCATCCAGCTCTTCAACAAAACGAATCTTTGCTGACTGTCCGTCTGCTAGCTTTACCCAACGGACCTTTGCTCCTGTGTTTTCATATTTTGGCTTATCGACTAGTGCACCGATATCTTTTAGCCCTCTAATTACGCTCATTATTCTCCTTGTTTTTATAATGGTTTATTATTGTAGCATACTGGCAATTGACTTGTCAAACGATAGGTCAATGCTTTTAATTGCTTCGTCTGACATGTCGCCAATATCCTTATATTGTTTATCTAGTTTTATAACGCTAACACGAGAGCCAAGACGTTCAACAATCTTGTCTTTCATATTACCGCCTGCTTCATCATTATCAGCAATAACAATAACGTTATTGAAGTATTTTTGTAGTAGGTCTGTTTGTATGTTGGATACGTTGGCACCCAATGTAGCTACCGCTGGAAATCCACACTGATCTAAGCGAATAGCATCAAAAGATGATTCTACCACATAGACACGGTCTGCAGTTTTAACACGATTTAGATTAAATAAAGTTTTACTCTTTGGAAGTCCAGGAGTATTTTTAAATTCTTTGCCCTCGATGGAACGACCAACAAATCCGATCTCCATGCCGTCAGGCGAGTGGACTGGAATAGTTACCATATCTTGCTTTTCAGAAAATCCTAATGCAAACTTTCTTACAGACTCTTCGGTAATAAGTCTGCCAGAATAATAACGCATTGCACGTGGCGACTCCAGGGCCTGCTGGTTTAGTCTTTTAATTAGAACTTGATCATATTGAGTAAATTCTGGCTTAACATAGAGTTGCTTATTAATTTCTTGAGTTAGGTCTGACTCAGTCTCTTTACTCTTAATAAAGCGAACTGCCTCAAAGTATGACCTTGCTGATGTGTGCATGACTAGCTCTACCAAATTAGCAACATGCTGACAAGAAAAGCAAAAGAATGTGCCGTTAAACTTGTCTACTTCTCCAGCAGGGGAACGAGAGTTATTGTGGAAAGGGCAGAAGATAATATAGTCAGAGTCTACTTCTGATTCAACCGAGATTCCTGATCCTGTAATGACTCGCTTGATCTGCTCTGTTGTGTATATATTGCCTTTGTTCCGTCTATCCCCATTATACATTTGCTTTTTCTTTTCCCTATATATATTCCATGTATTGATAATTTAAATTCAAAATATTCTTTATCTTCATTATAGCTTATTGTAAAGTCTGGATCAATATCTATTCGTGGTGCATGTCCAGATAGACGCATTTCCGTAACCAACAATTTAACATATTCAATTTTTAACCTAGCTATAGATGCCTCGTCATTAATAATTCCTTCGAGACCAAATCGCTTAATAGGCTTGTGGTGCAAGTTATCCATAAGCAATTATAACTACTTATCTTCAAAGTCCTTATATTTGTACCAGCCCTTGTCAAAGTCTGCCTGAACTAAGAACTCACCCATAAAGCCATTACGATTCTTTCGGAATACGCACTCGATAATATCTGAATTAGTACCACGACCCAGGGCTAGCACCCAGTCAGCGTCATATGCGATCTGACGAGACCATGCAGTCTGACCTAGGGTAGGAACAGTGTCCAACTTGTTAACGTCATCTGGGGTCGCTGACGAGATTGCAATAATGGGCATCTCTTCACCAATGGCCATTAGCTTTAATTCACGAGACAGGTTCTTCATGCGTACTGTTTCATTGTCGGACTTCTGGTTAGGACTCATCAGCTGTAGGTAGTCAACAATAATTAGGTCTGGCTTATACTGATCAATCTTTCCACGAATAACTGATGGAGTAACCTCTCCACCAGAATCATTAGAGATAATGTGGAACTCTGGCTTACCAGCAAGATCTTTCTTGTGCCAACGCTTTAGGTCTTCTACGTCGATTTGTCCGTCACTCAGTTTACGGTGTGACCATAGACCTTCGCCCATAATTGTAAATACACGGTTACGAACTTCTGTTTCACTCATTTCAAGAGAGATGATCAGTGGGGACTTACCCTGCTTCCATGCTTGTACCGCAAAGTACAGGGCCATCCAAGACTTGCCAATACCTGGGTAGGCCAGGAATACGCCAAGCTGTCCTGGCATAATACCAGCTGGTAGGTAGTTGTCAAATCCAGCCAGACCAGTCTTAATTCCAATAGAGCCCAACTCTTTTTGTTTTTGCACATTCTCATAATACTGAACTGCTGACTCTAGATCTGTTGCATCAATATCACGGATGGTTGAGGTATTCTTCTTTAACTCTGACGTCTTTGTAATAAGTTGCTCTAGGGCTTTAGTACCCTCGCCACCCTGCACTTCTGATGCAGCAGCTCGTAGGATATCTTTTAGACTATCGTTTAGATATTCTACCTGTAGTTCTTCTAGGTGATGCTTAGTTGCACCTACGCCCTGAACTGGTTGGAAGTCACGAAACTTATCTACAACAAGATTAACTGGTGGAACGGTACCATTATTTTCAGAGTAGTTTCTGATAAAAGTCCAAATATCGTTGTGAGTTCTTAACAGGGTCTCTACGTTTGCTTGTAACAGCACGTGAATTTGTTTGTCAGCAAGTACTGCTGAAATTAGTTTTGATTCGGTATTATTCATTTAGCCACGCTTTAGCTGCCTTACGACGCTCAGCTCTCTCCTCTAGGTCTCGTTTGTAATCTTCTCTTGCTTCAACAATCTTGTCAGCATAGTTGGCAAAGTATTTCCAGGTTGGTGTTTGTGCTGTGCTGAAGTAATATTCTAGCAGATCATAGCAAAAAGGTAAAGTGTAGGATTCAATGAGTGCGTCAGCAGCCCATTGCTCTACGTTCAAGTTTAGTAGTGGCTTTTCTTCGTACCTAGCAGTGTGAAGCTTGCTATAGCGTGAAAGCAAAGCCATTCGGTCTTTGCGTTCTACAGCCATTAGTCTTCCTGGCTCTCAGCGATCTTTTCTGCTAGCTTAGCTTCTACATATTTATATACACGCTCAAATGCGTCATTAGTCATTTCTCCATCTCGCTTGGAGTCTTCAACACCAATATCAATACGTAGTGATTGAAAATTACCTAGGTTTAGTGTATACCCTAGAGATACCTTTACTTTTGTTTCGTCCATACCCATACCTCTTAATTAAATTGATTCACTCCAAATTGGAATAAATCTTCCATCTTCTGTTCTAGTATAAGTCAGTATACCATCGCCCATACGCCTTGTCAACTCTTGACTTGAAGGAGTTATGGCATTAGTTATTAACTTATCCGCTCTTGGCCTACCCATGTGGTAGGAAGCAAGTATATCACGAATTTCTCTTACTTGTGATTCTGAGTAATATGATCTTACCTGCCAGCCTCTTGCACCGCCCTTTTGACTGCCAGTCGGAAATGGAATAATTCCACGCTTCATCAGGGATGGCATGTATTTTTTGTGCCTATTAACTAGGTCTGCTGTCTGTCCAACTGTAAAAGCTCTTTCACGATTCTTTTTAAAATCACTAATTAAACAGCTTTCAATTCTATCCTGAATAATGTTATAAACAGACATGATGCCATTAGACTTATTTAGGTGGTGAATTCTTACAAGATCACCATTTAAAAACCAAACCTTTTTACTTCCAGGTATTACTGGCAATGAATTATAGCCTTCTTTTTCTATGCTACCCTTTTTGATAGACATTAAAAATCCTTAGTTTGGTATACCGATAATGATCAAGTTTACAGCAAGAGATAGGTCACCAGATGAATTAAATTTTACAATTCCATCCACCTTTGATGTGGTTACATTTTTAATTACCACTGTAACATTTTTTCCAGCTTCTGTAGCATTACCGACAATAACTGGTGTAGCGGTTACAATTGGGACATACTTAAATTCTCCGCCTGTAAAAGAATATGAAAATGACTGCTCATTGCCAGTGCTAACTGTTGCTCCAGACTTTACCGTTACATAGCCAGCAATAATTCTTGCCTCTGAAGCCTTTACGCTTTGTTTAGATCCATCTGTATCGATTGTTACATACTTATAGGATGATGGAGAAACCTGTGATGCTAGATTATTAACTGCATTCGCTACATCTGACAGGTATGTCAGGTCTATAGGTTGTCCTCGTTGTGGTAGTGGAATTTTGGCCATAGTTTATTATACCATTAAACGGCGTGGTTAGTTATGCTGTACCTCAGAAGATCTCCAGTACTTCTTACAACTGGAGTACTTTCTAGGTAAATCTCTATAGATAGCCTATTTGGTGCAGTGCCCTGATCTACCCCAGACTTTGAGTATGTTGATGGAATTACAAAACTAGCAGAGTTTGTCTGAGCCTTACCATCATATATCCAATCTCCGCCATCAGCCTTGTCCCATCTTACCCAGACTTCATAGTCACGAATTTTACCAATTGAGTTGCCATTCTTTTTAATCTCTACTCTATCCCATACTACTGAAACAACTGTTCCAGTTTTGTTTGGATCAGATATGTTTCCATTAACGTAAGTATACCCTGCATCTATAAAGTATGTTGGAGACCAGTGTGATACACGGTTGCGGTCTTCTGAAATTATTCTGTATCTGACCCCGTATCCACCAATATCTGAATTAATAATCGGTAAATCTTCGTTTAAAACTATAACCTTTTTAATTCCTTGATCTGCCATTATTGCACATCCATCGCAAACCTAAACTCAATAAAATTTGTGGTATTAGCTAGCTTAGTTACAGTCTTTGAGTCAGTGTTTCTTATAACTGAGTATCCAGTTAATCCATAAAGAGAATTAACTACAGAAGTATTATCTAGTCTAAGTGCATCCAAAAATACATAAAAATCTTCTGACGGGGCACCGTCTTTTATTACAGATGCGTATACCTTGACTACATCGACAGTATTCCATGTAAATCCAGAACTCGTGTATAGATCCTCGATGTTTTTTGTAACAACTACATATCTATTAGTATTAAAGTCATGCTGTCCGCTGCCAGTACCGTTATTTAGATCTACCTCAAATCTGGCATACTGTCCGCTATTGTGAACATCTGATGAAGCAAACTCTAAAAGAATTCTTACAGAGTCTGGTGCCACACCATCTGCATCTTTACTTACAACAGAAAAGGCTAGCTTTAGCTGATCAGTTGGGGAGTTTTTGTTTAGATCAATATTTACACCAAGTAGGTGTATGTGGCTAGAACCATTAGCTGGTTGAAGATGATTGTCGGTTACAGTTAGGGTTGATGATGCTCCAGACATTGCAATCACATTATTTAGGAATCTACAAGACTCATACCTTGCAATTCTTGAACTATCTGTAAAAATTCTATTGTCAGCATTCGTCTGGAATACTGGTTTATTATATACTGGATCTCCAATAACTTCTCCATGAATGGCATTATCTGAATAAGACCCATCTAGTGGAGAGTAGATTGTATCTATTGCTGTTGCTGTTGTTGGACTGTGATACTCCCAAGACTCATTCTGAGTAAAAGAATAAATCATTTTACTGTCATATAGTCCAGCACTTGGGTTAGATCCTGCAGAATAAACACCCACCTCTGTTATTTCATAGCGTTCTTCTGTTGGCAATTCTCCAGTAAAAACAATCTT